GCTTAGCCAACAGATGATTGTGAACACTTGGCTGCTGACTTGGCGGACGATCTTTAGGCAGATGTTTAGCTTGTGCTGCCAGTACATGTCCCCTGCGGAGATACAGCGTATCACTGGCGGACAGTTGCCGCAGAGCCTGTCTGAGATCCACAACGAGTTTGATCTTACCGTCAAGTTTGATGTGATGGATCTGGATAAAGACTATATCGCACAGAAGATCGACTTTCTTACCAAGGTGGCACAGCTCGATACTGGTGGCGTGCTAAACAGGAATAAGCTTACTGAGATGATGATTCAAGCTATCGCTCCAGAGGTGGCAAAAGACTTGATCCTTAATCCGCAGGATGCCAGCAAACAGATGTTCAAGGATGTGCAAACCGACATTGGAATGATGTTGCTTGGCAATGAAGCGTTGTATCAAGAGAACGATCCTACCGCACAGACTAAGCTTCAGTATGCGCAGCAGATTTTGCAGGCTAATCCTAAAGCTCAAGCCGCTCTCCAGCAGGACGAGAACTTCAAGGCGCTGTTTGAGAACTACGTTAAGAGCCTTCAGATGTCTGTTATGCAACAGCAAAATGCGCAGATTGGCCGGATTGGAGTAACTCCAGTGGCACAGCAAGCACAACAGGCTCAACAGTAATATGACGGAAAATCAAAAGGCGGCCTTTGGATTTTCAGGGAAAAATCTTATTTGGAGTCAAGTGCTTGAAGTAATTGAACAGCTTCAAGAGCAACACTGGATGGTTGCTATAAGTAAAGACTGCAAAGGAGAAGATAGAATACATACAGCCGGACAAGCTGATGGTATTAATTTAGTTTTAAGCGCACTTATTGAATTAAGAAAACAAGCAAGACAATTAAATGGCTTGACTCCTGAAGAAGATTTGGCATAAAGCCACTAACGGGCCTTCCAGCGTTACTGGATTGATTAAATAAAGGGCTTGCTACCGATATAGCATGAATAACACAAACACACAGCCTGACGCCGGGAGTCAGGAGGCAGACAGTACACCCGTTGCAAATAACCTCGGAAGGATTGACGAACACAGCCTAGCTGATTTTGTTAAATCCAATTTCCTAAACGAGGAGGAGGCGGCTCCAGCCAAAGAGGAGCAGGCCGACATTGAGGCAGAAGCTGAAGAGCCAATTACGGACTCAGAGGTAGAAGCTGAAGTAGAAGCCGATCAGTCCACCGATGAAGAAGGTGAGCCTGAAGAGAGTTCTTTGAGTCGAGGCGTGCAGAAACGTATCAACAAATTAGTTGCTGCAAAGAAAGCCGCCCAGGCACAACTTGAAGAGAGAGAAGCCAGATTAGCGCAAATGGAGCGCGAGTTGCAGGCGTTAAAGTCTGTTCCGCAAACCAATGCGCCAACCATATCTGACGCTGTTGAGGCACTTAGTTCTATTAATGAAGTAAATGCTGAATTTCAGCGAGCATTATATGTTTTGGATTGGTGCGAAGATAATCCTGATGGTGGTGTAATTACTGATCCGCAAGGTAATCAGATTGAATTAGACAATCACCAGGTTCGCGACATGAGAAAACTGGCTAGACGTAGAAAGGAAATTGAGTTGCCAGCTAGGCTTCAATATTTGAACCAAAAGTCTCAAATTGAACCGGTGTTGACAGCCAAACATCCTTGGATGCGTAAGCCGGAAAGCGAAGAATACAGGGTAGCACAGCAAGTATTGCGTGATTTCCCTGAAGTAAAGCGCCGCCCGGATCATATGCATTTGGTTGCCGCATTAATTGAAGGGCTTAAAGTGTTTGCAGAACGAGATTCTGGAAAGGCTAAAGCTACACCAATTAGGCGAGCGCCAGCACAGCCAAGCGTCAAGGCTCCTCCTAGAGTTGATAAAGATGATTCTTCTCGCGCACAGAAATCTTTTCTTAAGGATACTTCAAACAGAGATGGACTGAGTGACCTAGTAAAAGCAATGGGGTTTGTGTAAGCCCCAATTTAACTCAGTAACCTAACTTAAATTATTTAGTATTATGGCACTTCTAACTGAACCTAATCTTAGTGGTCGCGGTAAACGCGAAGACCTGATGGACATGATTGCGCTTGTCGATGCGAAAGACACGCCATTCACGTCTATGGCCCGCAAGGGCAGCAAACCCGGAAACATGTTTTTCCGTTGGCAGGCAGACAGCAATCCTGCTCCCAAAGTTGGCGGCACGATTGACGGCACGGATGTTAGCTCCTACACCAACTGGGATGTAGGTTACCGCGCCGAGCTGGCAAACTACGCGCAGGTGTTCCGCATGGACGCCGTTCGTGTTTCCAAACTGTCTACTGACATTGCTCAGGTGGCAGGTGTGCGTGATGAGCTGGCGTATAACGTCAGCAAGTCTATCCTTCAGTGCAAGCGTTCGATTGAGACGACTCTCTGCTCGAACCAGACTGCACAGCAGGATACAGGATCTGTTCCTTACCTCACGGCAGGGATTCAGACCTGGATCAGCACCGCAGGCACGGGCACCCCGACTCCAGGAGATATCCCTTCGCAGTTCCGCACTCCTACTGACTCGATCCTCACTGGTGCATCCAGCGGACTGACCGACACAGCAGTGCAGGGAATGCTCAAGAGCATCTACAACCAGACTGGTCAGTACCGCTCGTTCGATGCCATCGTTGGCACCGACCTCAAGCGTGCATTTACCAGCTTGCTTGGAACGTCACAGTTGACCACAACTTCCACTGCTGGAGTTTTGGCTGCTGGTGCAACCAAGGTGCAGACCTTCCAGCGCGACGCTGCTGCTGAAACGTACATTCAATCCGTGGACGTGTTCCAGGGTGACTTTGGTACGGTTAAGCTGCACCCCACGGTGTTCCTTGGAACGATCAGTGGTGGCGCATGGACTGTCACCCCGTACAAAGGTCTTGTCCTTAACATGGACCTGATCGAAGTGCGCTACGGTGGCAATGTTGCCGCTGTGCAGTCGCTGCCAGACTTTGGCGGCGGCCCTGCTCGCGTCGTAGAGGCCGTCTGTGGTCTTGTTGTCGGGAACCCATTGGGTCTTGGCAAGTTTGACTTCAGCTCGTAGGCTTGATTTGCGACACCTGCCGATCCGTGGTCACGGGTAATGCCGATGACGGACGCAAATGAGAGTGGTGTGACTGCTGGAGAGACAGCATGTGACCGTTCCCGCAGTATACTAGGACGGATCGAACGCCGGAAGCCCGCTAGGCGTGACACTCTGGAGAGACAGGGGCACTTTTATGATTGATATCGACCCTAGTTTAATTCCTGCAATGGAAGCTGAGTTTCGACGAGGCTGGCAGATGAATCGTATTCAGGCTGAGATCGACTCAAAGAACTCTGCCAAGTTTACAAAAATGCGCCACAAGTCGATTGATGGGATTGGTCAAAAGGTTGGTAGTATTCCGGGGCAGGCTTATCACTTCTGGGGGCAAAAACTTGGGTATCAATGTTGGGATGACGAGAAGTTTCTTGCAGAGTTTTGGAGGGATAATCCTCAGTGCAAAGTTAACTCTGGCGGAACAAAAGAAATTAGTGTAGGTTGGGTTCCATCCACTAACGTAAGATCCCGCACCGTTTACGCATGAAGACTGTTCCATTTAGCGACATCTTGTCTGAAGTTTGCCAATTAATTGGATTGGACAAAAGCACGCTAAATGACAAAAGCTTTGGCGCTATTCGCGACTTTACGTCACGTCGCATTGGTACAATTTGGGACCGCGAAGAGTGGCCCGACATTAACAGGTACATTAAGACGTTTACTGGCAATCCAATTAGTGCTGCCACATTTGTTAATCCGCCTGTCTTGCAGACAGAATCTTTGCTAGATCTGACAACTCAAGATTTGCTGCCTCTTTTTCAGCAATTTGAAGAAAACACAATTGCGCTAAAGCTAACTTTGGACTCAAATTTTCCAAGAGTTTACTTGGCTGATTTTGCGGCAGACACCTTTAGGCTTGGTACAATCACAGAAACTGAGGTTGCCTTTGAAAATCCATTTTACTACAACTACAATGGTGAGCTTATAAGTCTTTCTGATAGAAAGTACACGTTTACTTACACATCGGCTACAGACTTAAATGGCGAATACATTGCTGATATCAGCATTAAATTGCCATACGAGTCTTCAATAACTTTTCCAACTTATCAGGGGCCAAACGGAAGCCTGACTACAACTGTGCTTTTTGATAAGAATCCACAGCGCATTGTTCAAATGCCAACTGGATCTTTGCAGGGGCTTGCGGCATGGCAGCGAGATCCAAGGCTAACTACGCGAGTTGTGCCTGTAGATTTTACCGTAGAGGACATGTATACCATTCCATCTACAACCAAGACAGTGGATGTTACATATCTTCGTTTTTTAGAAAATGGAGAAAAGCACATACAATATAGACTTGATGCTCCAAGGTTAACTGGCAATCAGTTTGAAAATTCAACTGTGTATTCTGTTGGATCTCAAGTTTATTACGATACTCTTCAGTTGTCTTCTGCTTATGAGCCAACAAACTTAGGTCGCGGAACCAAGGGAAACTTTTGGAACTCTGTTGCCTCTTCAAGTTCAGTTGCTCCAGCAGATCCACCTAATCAATATTGGGAAGTTGTAGCAATACCATACAGATTTAAGGATTTTTTAGTAAATGGAGTTAGCTCTGATTTTCTAAAGTCAGAAGCACGAACTGATGAGGCTGTTGTGCTTGATCAAATTGCCGAAATGGCAGTGCAGCAACAGATTGATGTTCTTATTCGCCAGCAAGGACAAGCTCAAAAAATGAATATGGTTTACACTTATTGAGCATGATTAAAAAATTTCTCATAAAAAGAAATGGAACTCCAGCGGCTCCTGGAGCAAAGCTTGTTGTAAATATTGGAGTAAAGGGTGATAAACAAACTTTCAAGTTTCGTAAACAAGCGTATACTCCAACTCCTCCTGCCGTTGTGTATCAGATATTGACTGAGACAGGAGACTACCTTAATAATGAGTTCAGTTATCGCATTACCACGAGTTAATTATGCCTAGAATTACAGATTTAACTTCAGCGTCAACGGTCGCACTTACCGATACGCTTGTTCTTGTACAAAGTGGGACTACTAAAAAATGCGATGTCTCGCAGGTAAAAACACTTGATGCATCAGAGATTGTCAGTGGAACGCTTGGTGTAGCTAGATTGCCTGTTGTTCCAGTTTCGCTTGGCGGTACTGGATCCGTAAATGCCACCTCTGCGCTTACTGCACTTGGCGGACAGCCTGCTCTTTCTTCTAGCGCCCCAGCTGCAATTGCACAGGGAGGCACAGGAGCTACCACGGCTGTAGCTGGATTAAATGCACTTGGCGGAATTACATCTGCTGTAGTGCCTTCGCTGGTAACAACCCAGTTATCTGCATATACACTTTTAACGCAATCCGCTGCTTACCAGAACAGCGCACAAGTGCTGGCTTTAGCCTCTACTCAAATTGCCGCTATTACTCCAGCGTCCATTGGAGCACTTGCGACTAGTGCTGCTTCTGGCTTTGCCACAACAGCTCAAGCCGCAGCATTTCAAAACAGTGCGCAAGTTATGGCATTGACGACGGCTCAGTTAGGCGCAATCAGCATCAATACTGGAAGTGGATTGACTGGAGGCGGAACAATTGACGCAAGTCGAACAATTGCCCTTCAAACATCTGGAGTTGCTGCAAATATTTATGGGAATAATTCAGCGATTCCAATCATTAACGTAGATAGTCTTGGAAGAATTACTGGCGCAACCACTGCGGCTATATCTGGGTTTGCAACATTAGCAGCAAATACTTTTACTGCAAAACAAACATTTGCAGCTAACTCAACAACGGTTAATCCGTTTAGTTTTTCTACTACTGCAAGTCAAGCGTTGCTTACAACTGCTACATTAGGCGCTGTTGAGTGGGATAACCAACAGATGTATGTTACTAGCTCAACGCCTGTTGCTGGGTTAACTCGCAATCCAATTGCTACGTCAACCGTAATAATCAACAACAAAACGGCAAGTTACACGCCCATAGTTTCCGATGCAGGGAAAATGATTGTTGTAAATAGTTCGTCTGCTTCAACAATTACTATTTCAACACAAGCTACTGCAAATTCAAATTTTCCAATAGGAACGCAAATTCTTGTAATGCAGACTGGGTCTGCTCAAGTGACCATTTCTGGAGCGGCTGGAGTTACATTAAGTAGCAAAAATGGCACAATTACATCTGGGCAGTATGCAGTCATTTCATTGATTAAAATTGCAAATGATTCTTGGGTAGTTGCAGGAGACGCTACAGTATGATTGCATATTTAGGAGTTTTAAGACCATTAACCACGCCAACTCCAGTAGCTCCATATAATTTAGATTATATTGTAGTGGCTGGAGGTGGCGCTGGAGGGGGGGCTTCTATAAAC